TTCTGCTCCTCGTCCCGCTTCTTGAAACTGGCAAAATAAGCGTTGATCTTCTCTTGCAGCTCGTCAGCGGCCTTTTTGTATTCAGCTGCAATACGCTTTTCCAATTCCGCCAGCTGACGGTCCGTCCAGCGGTGGGCGTAATCTGGTTTCACGGATACTCCTTACCCAGAATTATATCAAGAGCCTCTTCCCTGGTTGCGCCTGTAGACATCACCAGAATCCTTACCGCCTGTTCCTCCGTGATTTCACCGCTCTTTACCCCCTTAATCGTGGCAATCAGGCTTGAAGTCTGGGACGCGTTCAAAGTTTTGCCGGCGGTTCCGGCAGCGTCCGTCAGGTCCGTATCGTCTCCGACAACTTCGTCATACCGCTGCAAGTCCTCCGCAGCGCGGCGCTTCAGGATTTCCTCCGCCATATCCCCGTCGCCCAATATTGTCAGGCCCTTTTGCGTGATATAGTCGTCATCTACATAGGGTGCCAGCAGCAAAAGCGATTGTATTTCCTCCTGCTTGTTAATGATCCGGCTGCGCGTGTATGTAGGCGTGTCGTCAATCCCAGCCAGTTTCAAAATGCCCTGGATAAATTTCGTCACCTGCCGCTCGAATTTATCCGCCTTTAAGTCAAGATTCGTATAAGCAGCATCAATGGCTGTGGCGCTCTGATTGCTGGCCGTAACGTCAGTTGAATTGAAGGTTTGAAAGTCTTTGTGCAGCCTTTTCTCCAACATCTCGGCGGCGGCTTCCGTGCCGGCATACGGCGCTTCAATGGTGTGCGCCTCCACTGACGCCCCATCGCCGCCTTCCGCATGGGCGACCCGCGTTATTTTCAGCCGCTCCAAAAATTTCTGGTCGTCCAGGTCATCCATTCCGCTGCAATTCGTTAGTACCCAATAGATCAAATTCCCCTCGTCTACGTTGTTCACCATGTTGGAGGATACCAGATCCAACGCGTCAATCGTGTTGCGCTTCCCGCACAGTTCCGATTGGCAGCTGCGGTTGTTTCTCAATGGCACGATGGGAAATGTGGGATAATTTTCCCCTTCCAGGATTTGCGTCCCATCCAAATGATCTTTCCGGTCTCCGGTGATTTTCAGGCGGTAGGCGCGCTTGTGTTTTAGGATCTGCATATCTTCCCCGCAGCGGCGGATGTACTCCGTATAACCGTCCAGCTCGTATAGCGTCGCCCGGAGCGGCTTCCCCTCGTCTATCTGCCAGAAGCGGATCCCGGCGCACAGGGAAGCGTTCTCCTCGTCGTAGAGCGGCTTGAACTCCTGGACACGGAATATTTCAACGTGGTCTACATTCCAAAAACCAAAAGACACACCGCCTATCAGGGCGTATTCTCCCGCGTCCTGTACCTGCTGGTCGAAATCCGCTCCGAGCCGTTTCTTTGTGGCTTCCTGCCGGAATGTCACGCCGTTGCCAAGCAGATAGCTGTTCTCCTGGTCTACCGCCAACCGGAAAAAACTGCTGGCAATTTTGTGGTTGGCCGTGTACATATCCTGGTAAGCCCGTCCCTGCATATCATACAGAATTTTTTCATAGCGGCTGATCGTCGGGTTCTCACCGCTGTAGTAGGCTTCCGCGTCTGCCGCGGTCCTGTATATACCACTGGATTTGTGTTCGCTGATTGCGGAAAGGATAAAATCCATGCGCTTTTTTTCATCGTTTCCTATCGCTTCCAGGTCCTGGCGCGTCAGAATGGCTACCGCCTCCCTTTACCGAAAATAGGTGTATATTCCTGCCGCTTACGCCAAATCTGTACCGTGTTTACAAAATAGCGCACTGCGTCCATGGCGTGGTCGTTCTCTTTTACCGGACGGTCCTCAGCGGTGCTGTCGTCCCAGGAATACGCTTGGAATTCTCGAATGGTACGCTTACAGCAGTCGTTAAACAGGATCTTCCGCTCGGAAAGCGCCTGCGACACATGCTGCACCCCGTCAAGCACGTTATTGTCCGCGCGCCACGGCTTAAACTTCTTTTGCTGATTCATTTCCGCTATGAAGTATGTGGTAGACGGGTCGATAATCACGTTCTTGACAGGCAGGCCACCCGCCAGCTTTTCCAGATCCCGGTGGTACTGGGCCGGGGTTTTCTGCTGGTTCGTCTCCCGCCCGGAGTGGTAATACTCCCGTATGGCGTACCACACGCCGCCGCACTGACCCCACAAAATCATAGCGGTAGGGTTCTGCGTTCCGTAGTCCATGGATATGTAATATTTCGTATAGGGCCTGTCCGCCGTCTCCACTACATTGTCAAACATTGGGTATACCAGCCCTTCTGCGGCAGCCCACTCGCCCAGAATAAACCGCTTGTAGAACACACCCGTATACTCTTTTTTTACGCTCTCAATGTACTCTGGCGGAAGCGTCGTGTTGTCGTCAATCGTAAATTTGACGTCCAGAAAATCCAGTTCGTCCGCCCGCCTAATATACCGCTCCATCAGCCAGTGGCCCGGATTATCGGGGTTTGTTGTCGCGATCAGCTTCGCGCCTGGTACGCGCAGGCGGCTGAGCAGCATGGCGAAAAAGTCCTCTGGAAACTGTGTCAGCTCGTCACAATATGCACCCTGCAGAGTCAGGCCGCGGATTTTGCTTTCAGCCCGCGCGTCGTTGGCGCCCTCAAACAATATGCGGCGGCCAAACAGGTAGCCCTCCTTCGCCGGAATGGAAAAGGTAAAATTCCGATTCCCCACAAGTTCATCAAGCAAAATCAGACAGTTCCGTTTCAGGGTCGTCAGAGATTTCGCGCACATCAGATACAGTTTCTCCTGTGGCATGGACGCCACCCAAAAAGCCCACAGCACCAGCGATATCCATGTCTTTCCCGAGGAAACAGAGCCTTCCAAAAGATTGAGGCGCTTCAACCCGTCCTTCTGCCACAGCCGCATTAATTCCTTCTGCTTTGGCGTGTACTGAATCATTGGTCTTTCAGCTCCCGGATCAAATCCGCAAGTTGGCCGTCCGTATTGCCGCTGTCCGCCGGCTTGTCACGCCATTTGTCCGGCTTGCGGTTCTTTAACCAAAAAATCTGGGCTGTCGTGTCGCCACCCAGCGCTTTGCCAAGCAGCGCGTTTTCTACCTCATAATCCACTACCTCCTTGCCCTTTTTTATGGCCTCACGTATATCACCAAATTTGTTCTTCCACTCATACAGCGTTTTGGCTGTTATGCCGCAGTTGTGCGCGATTTGTTCGTCCGTCAGCCCGTCCCGCGCCCAGCCTTCCAGCAGCGTCAGGCCGTCGGGACTCCGCCAATATTCATATTTGCCCCGCGCGGCCATTCCTCCATCTCCACCTCCTATGATGGTAAATCCTTCCCTCTTTCAAAGAAGGCAAAGACGCGCCAACAAAGCGCTTTTACTTAAGTCCGCCCTGGAAAATCAGGCGACTGATCCAGGCGGTTTCAGTTTCCATAGGCAAATCAATCACCTTCCTTCAGACATTGGGCGGCGTTAAATACGGCCTGAAGTTTCGGGAACTGGATAGCCAACCAATCCACGATTTCTTCATTTTCTGCCCAAGAATTATTTGACAGTCCGGATTCAAACAAAAAGGCGTGAACCAATTCATGGCGGATCACCTTTCGTTTGTAACATTCCAAATCCCCTTTCGCATATGGGGAACCGGCGTTTTCGGTCATGTCAGAAACCACGATTTCCTTTGTGGTGGTGTCACAATAACTGTCATAGTTCTGAAGGGCCTTATCATCCACGCTTGTTCCTTCCCGGATCGTGTACGAAACTCCAAGGACTGAAACACATGGGAACATAATTTTCATTGTGATTACTCCTTTTTATTTACTTCATAAAATGTCGGTCACGTCAAACCAATCGCAGATTTCTTCCAGCGTGCATTGCAGGCCGCACAAATTTTCAAATTGTTCCTGGTCTATTTCTTTCCGTGGCCGCGCCACGCTTAATCACCTCCGCCATGGTCGTAAAAATGGGAGTAAAGGTGAACAACACACCCTTACTCCCTTATGTTAACATAACCGTTTGGCTTTTGTGGTTAATCTTTTTCTGCTTCATCGGGTAAAAGACTACTACACGAAAAGTTTTTTGCTGTTGTTTTGATAAATTGCCTCTGCCAACGCTTTGCCGTTTCGTAGCTGCATGGGATTTGTAAAGCCGCGCCAGACAGCTCGTATTTCCGGCTCCAAAAAACCAGATCGATCACCTTCAGCCGGGCCTGGCCGTCCCGCATCCGCTCCGTAATCGCTATGGCGGCCTGCACGGCTGCCTGTTCCTCCGGCGTGGCCTCCCCCTCGGGATACCGGC